AACATGTTAAGACCGTTCGGTGTTGAGGTAATCAAAACTTTTGAGGTCTTACCACTTGAAATTGTAGGATAAACAGATGCAAAGAATTCATCTTGCAGATTACCTGGAATGAATGCAAACTCATCCAAGTAAATCAAGTTAAATGAACCACCACGAATAGCAGATGAAGATGTAGCAGAACTTAGAATTTTTGAACCATTCTCTAGTTCAATATTACCCTTATTCCACTCAACAACACCTTGTTGCATCCACTTAGGTAGTGCTTCATATGCACGTTGAATACGAGAAAGAATTTCTCTCGCCTGTGCAAGTTTGTGTGCTAGAATAGCAATGTTGTATTCTTCGTTAAAAAGAACTGCATGTAATAGAAGTGCGGCAATCGTAGTAGTTTTACCAGACTGTCGAGGCATCTTACATATAACAAATCTGTTATCTTGTACTTTATCGATGATATCCTTCTGAAAATCATATGGTTCGAAAGGCACAAAACCTTTATCAACGTTGACAATCTTTACATAATGTGTAATAAAATACTGAGGGTCATTCGCACAGGTAACCCATTCGTTGATTTGTTCTTGTGTAAACTCACTTTCAACGTTTGCTCTTTTTAGATTAGGATTACCTAGATAGTTTTCACTCATTATCTTCTACTCTTGCACCTTTAGCAAGTTGAAGCAATTGTTGTTGTAATTCTTTTGTGCTACCTACAAATACAGTATTGTTTTGCACTGCTTTCGCAGGACCTTTGTAGTCTTCTTTTTCTAGGTCTTTCTTTTGCTTGTGTACGTCAAGCAATTCTTTGTTCGCTTCAACCATTGTTTTAATTAGTGTAGATGCTACTTCGTATGCACGAGGATGCTCACTTTCTTTTGCAAGTTGCAAGATTCCATCTACTGCACTCTCACCTTTTTCAATGAGTTTTGCAATATTCTCTCTTGCTTTTGTGAAGTCTTCGTCTTTGTCACCATTATCTGCAATAATACTAGGTGGTAGCACTTCTTGTGCTTCAATAATATCATTTTCAATATTTAACGCATCTTCTAGTTTTTCTTCTACACTTTTCTTCATCTTCTAATCTCACTTATTATTTAAGGACTTTCAGGTGCTGTTCTACTTTCGGTGAACCCAAAGTCTTGTGTCTCAAGTCCGTTCGGGTCATTTGCTTCTACACCAACTGTTGCCGCTGTAACACCTTCAGTACCAGTCTGTTCTCTAGTTTGCTTAACTGTACTGACTTCTGTGCTTGTCACAATCTTACCATCTCTTACTGCACCGTAGATATTGCTCTTCAGCGTAAATGTAAGTGTCCATACAATTGCTCTTCTTGCTTCAAAATCGCCTTCGTAAACATCTTCTTGTGACAAAGAACCAAGAATTACAGGAATGTCTTTTTTGATATCTAGGTCAGGAAACTCATTAATAGTCACATTGAAATGCGGAGTAAAATAGGGTAAAATCTGTTCTAGTATCTGTGTACCGTCATCTGCATTCTTCACCATAATGTAAAGTGAGAAATCAAAGTTGTAAGGTACAGGTGCATACGCATATTTAACAGCGCCGCCATCGGCAGCCTTCTTAATCGTATTCAGAGAGTTTTGTTTTCTCTCTGGGTCATATGTCATATTATCAAGTTCAAACGCCATTCGGGGCAATGTAATCGCACCGTTTTGGTCGTTGCCGCCACTTTCTAGTCTCGCAAGAAACTTTTGTTTAGGACCGTAACTGATAGCGACTTTGAAACGTTCTTTCTCAGAACCATCTTCGTTGAAGCGTCTTACGTTAATATTGTTGAATAGGTTACCCATTAAGATAACCATCTTTCTAATACTTGCGTGGTAAAATGTATGTCCTAGTGCCATTTAGAAGTCCTCGCTGAATGGGTTATCTTCAGAGAAGTCAATAACACTATCTGGGTTTGTCTCATAAACTTTGTTATCTGCTTCTGTCGTTTCTGGGAATACCATAGTCTCTTTGACGCCTAGATTATAAGTAGCACCTGAAGTGTCACCGATAACATTAGCGCCAGTACCAAAGTTACCCACAATATTTCTTACTGTCAGAATAAGTCCTGGTTCATTCCAGTCAGTTACTTCTGCTTTCGCAATAGCATTTGCAAGGTCTGTACCTTGATACACTTCTTCATTGATTTGGAACGTACCTGAACCAGTACCCATAGTCAATTGAATTGTGTATTCGTTATCTGTTGCAATATCATCAATATCAGCGATGCCAGTGTCAAACTCTTCTTCTGAATACTCAAAGAATTCAGTTGAAAGTCTGTAAACGTATGTCTTACCCAGTTGATAGTATACTTCTTCGTCTTCAACATGCTTAATCTCCATTAACTGGTCAGTCAATGGCATATAGATTAAGTCGCCTTCTCTAGGTTTAGTGAAACCTACACTTGCTGTGTTTGCTTCTTCTTCAAATCGTGTATTCGCAACTACAAATGTCTGTGTATCTCTAATTTCTACACCGAACTTAGATAGCAAGTCACCATCTCCACCGAAACCATCAACCCCCTGAATGTACATTTCGATTGTAAATTCATTTGTAAATGAAGAGTTTTTTACTTCGTTGAAAATATCATCGACATGCGTATACTCACGAGGTAAATATCTTACATCGTGTCCGTATATTTGAAGACTTTCTACTACAAGGTCATTTGTAAGAGATTGTTCTTCAGTGTTGCTGTAAAAGTTGAAATACTGATTTGTTGCCATGTGTCATTATCCTGTCATAAAATCAACTGGCAATTCATGCTTCAATTGCATTTGCTCTTCTAGTTCTCTAATCTCTTCTTTTGCTTCATCTAGTATCGCACGACCATTCATAGTCACGCCACCAGGCAACTGAATGCCTTCATACTTAGAAACATTCATACCCCATTGCTCTTTAATCTGTGCAGTAGCGTATTCTCTGAGAAATCTATCACCCCATAGTTGAGGTGTTGTATCTGGGTCTAGTTTCTGATATGCTTCAATGATGATGAAATCACCTTCATTCAAATTGTCTTCCCAATTGAAGTCAATTCTCAATTTGTCTGTATGCCTTTCGTGGCGAATTGGTGTTATTCCATTAAACAAATCGTCCAACATCGTTAGATGTGAACGCATAGTTGTGAATTCGCTTACTGAGGCTGAAGTGAAGTCAAAGACATCATTTAGGTGCATTTGATATCTAACATCAAACATACTAGATGATGCTGTTGCGGCATCAATACTCAAAACACGAACAACCTCTTTAACATCATCAGTTAATGTGATGAATGCTTGGTCAATCTCTGCTTGAGTTACTTCATGTTTGATATATGAACGAGTAGTTGCATCAGAATGGTAATCCTGAAAATACTCTAGTGCGTCATCAATTCTATCTTCGACTTGGTCGTCAGATACGTTAATTTGTATGACACCTTTGCCTAATTTGCGTAGGCAATACTCTTTAAAATCTGTTCTGTTCGCCGGGGCAGCCATATCTTTTTCCGTCCTAAGTTGGTTATCTACATATATTTAGTTCACAAAGAACCACCAGCAAATAGCGAGAGAGGGGTTGCCCCCTCTCTCTTTTGTTTTTCTTAGGCTTGGGATTCAGTCCAAGTAATCTTACCAGTCACGAAGAACGGACTTGAGGCAGAAACACCAGTCGTAGACTGAGGCTGAACTGCTAGTGTCAACAAGTCAGGACCCGCAGGGAAGATACCGTCACCACCCAAGATTGAGTTACCAAGTTCAAGAATTTCACCTAGGTCAATCTCAACAGAACCTGCAGCCATCTGCATACGGTTAATAATTTCACGCTCACCTAGTTTACCTGTCAATGAACTATCTACAGAAGGTGCTAGGCGAATTGAAATCAATGGAATTGGTTGTGTCAATTCGATTGCTGTAGTTTCACCTAGAGTGAGAACTGTGCCATTTGCAATATCTGGGAAGTCTACACCACCTGGCTCCGTACTTGTCGCTGGGTGAGAAGTAAACAATTTAGAATTCGCACCATCAACTTTAACCTGAGTAATATAAGTACCTTCTGGCAATGCGGCGTTAGATGGGTCACGAACAAGTGTACCAACCTTAACTGTCTGTGCGTCTGCTTCAGTAACACTCATTGCGTACACAAACACACGACTACCATTCAGAGTTACAACATCAAACGTAGAGTTTGCAGTTGATGATACTGTAAATGATGCACCGTTAGTAAATGCGAACGGACGAGAGTTTGCAGTCAAGAGGTATGCTTTATCGTCATCGAATGTACCGTCCATGATGATTGAAGTACCGAAGTGGAACAGTGTTGGCGCAGTAGTTGCGTTTGGACCGTTTTCAATCTCATAGCGCCCTGGTAAGTTACCAGAACGGAAGTAGGATTCATTCAAGCGGTTGTTGTGCTTGAATTCGTGTACATAAACAACGTGACCGTTTTGGTCTTTGAAACCAAATCTAATCTTACCAGCACCGTACCATGAGTAGTCAGCATACGCCATCTGAATTTTGTTCAAGTTAAGAACGAAACCTGATGGACCTGAACCGTCACACTTATCGATGTTGAATTCATGTTGCGGTACTCTTGTATCAACTGTTTTTGTAATCTTAACGTTTTGTGCTGATACACCTCTGTATGCGGGTTGTACTACAAGTCTAAGGTCAGATGATACTTCAACAACTTTGTAAGATTGACCACGAATAACAATCATGTCACCGTTGAAAATCTGAGTTGTAAATGATGTATTGTTACCAGTAATAATCTGAGAACCACGAGTAGAGTTTACTGTACCTGCCAACTGTAGAGTTGAAGAACGTCTTACTGCATACAAGTATGTACCATCAAATTCATAGTAGAATCCGTTTTGGTCATCAAACATACCTGCACGAACATATGAATCCGCCCAAGATTTTCTTACATATGTTGGATATCCTTCTGCTTTCGCTTGGTCAGGAACTACTCCCATATCATATGTGAATGAGAAATCATCTGGTACAGTTACAACAATGAATTCTCCGTTGTATGGATTTTCACCGTAAGAAACCTCAGCACCGTCAATGTTGACAACATCACCAACTTTTAAGTTGTGTGCTTCTTGTGTAGTAACTGTAGCGACAGAACCTGTTGCTTTAATCAACTGTTGCACAATCTTAGGTGGATTGAAGTTGATAGCAAATGAATTCTGAATACCTTTACCTGACTGGTATCTGAAGTATTTACGAGATTGACGAATAATCTTACTGTTTGGTGAAGTACCAGCAGTAATGTCAACACCACCGTCAAAAGACTTGTGTAGTGAGAATCCGTCAGGACGTAGCATAATCTGTGTTGGGTAGAAGTATGCGGCATCAACTGCGGTCGAGAACGCATTTCCTACAATAGTCATGTTTTCATTTGTTGTGATAGTATCAACAATATACTTACGAACTCTGTCACCTTCAGTAATGAAGATTTCATCAAAACGCTTAAATGTCGATAAGAACGCTGTACCGTTACCAGTAATTTGGTTACTGTCTACAATAGTAGTTACAGAACCTTCACCTTTAGAGTTTTTAATAACATTTGAAGATGTAAGTGTATGTGTACCTACTGGTTCATCTAGTGAGATGAATACTCCATTTTCAGCCGAAATAGCAGATTCCGCCAACTGAATTGTAGTCTCATCGACAACAACAACGTTGAATATACCAAATCTAGCAACATAAGCATCTGTACCCATCATTTCAATTTCAGAACCTGGGTTGTAAAGTAGTTGTTCGCCAGGAATCAAGTTATGTGGGTCTGCGAATACGATTTGGTTATTTACCGCATCAACTTCAGCAGATGTGACACTAAGAATTCTTTTTGGAATTGCGAAATCTGTTTTTACTGTAAACACATTTGTCTGTGGAGTTGATACAATCTCAAATACACCATCATATGCACCAGTAAGTGATTCCACAACAAATTCTTGTACACCGTCACCAAGTCCATTTGCGCCAGCGCCAAGAACAACAGAACCTGTATCACCTACGACACCAAAGCGAATTTCCCATAGATTAGACATCCCATTTGGAATTGAGTTAATCTGAGATGTTGGGTCAAATGTAACATTGATACCAGTTGCGCCATTATCTACTACTAGAAGTTCAGTAACGTCTTTCTGAGGGAAAGTTGCTTCTTCTGTGAAGATAGAAGTTCTTTGACCGTCACGCTGTCCAACGAAGAAGGATTCGCCATCTTCAAACGTGATAAGAACATACTCAAATCTTCCATTAAAGTCACCACGATATTCACACTTAGTAAGTGTTGCCGCTGTAGGAACAACTCCAAGCGCCGCTTCAAGGTCAACAAACTGAGTAGTTGTATTTGTATTTGTCGCACCAATTGCAGTTGTAGTACCAATAGCACCAGTAGATACTGTCTGTGAAACTCCAAGTCTGGAATCATTAATACGAGTTAGGTTATAAGTTCCGCCATTTGCAAGCCCACCAATTGATGTACCTTGGTCACGAACTTCAATAACACCTCTCATCTCAGCGTGATTACCACACTGATAATATAGAGTATCTGGTGCGGCACCATCAACAGTCCATGTAATAGTACCAACATCTGTTCTTGTTCCAGATACGTTTGTTGTGTATTCACCAACATATGAACCTGAGACATAGTTTGTACCATCATCAGTTGTGATATAGAATGGATGACCAGCCGCATCTAGTTCAAATGTATAGTTAAGACCTCGGTATACTACGATTGTCGGGTCTGCGCTGTTTGTTGGTAGTTTTTCTGAGTTGAAAATATAGTCAGAAGAACCACTGGCTTCAACATTAAATACAGTTGGCTGTGTTTCATTCAATCCCTCAACTTCATATATGGCTTCCGCAGTACCAGTGATTTTGTGATTTGAAATGAATACTGTGTTAAACAATTCATTAGACCTACGATAAGTTAAATCGAAAGACTGTGGGAATTGCTGGATATCATCAGAGTTAGGCGCAATATCAAGTTGCACTTTTAACAAGTCTTGTGAAACCGCAGTAAATGTTACTGGAAACTCTTGGTCTTCAATAACAGTAGTTGCACCATTTGAATCCGAGAAAGCAAATCTTTCTAGTGCATCAAAGTTGGCTTGTGTAACTTTAATAGTACCTGCTTGTCCACTTTCAATACCATGGTCTGTAACAAAAATTGTGTTACGGTCGATAGAAATAAGTCTTGCGAACACATAAAACACTTCATCAGATGTTAAGTCATTGGTAGCATTGTTATTATAATCAATATCGAAGAAACCAGTATTGTCTGTGCTAGTAACAACATTTGAGTATTGTGGTGCAATAGTACCATAACGCCCGTTAGTTCTTTGATTTACGAGGTTTGAATATACATCATTGTTAGTAAAGAGTAAATTGTTTGGGTCTAGTCCTTGGAAAGCAATAATTCTTGTTGGGTTCTCAAGTCCCAAACCATATGTGTAAAGACTAAGGTCAGAACCGGAATCAGTCAATGCGCCAGTACCGCCACCCTTAACAGAGAAACGAACCCTTGCTTGCCAGTATGTGTTTCCAGGTAGACCTGGGTCATAGTTTACGCCGCTTTCAGATTGCCATCTAAGATTAACACCCTTTTTACCGCCTGAAGTAACAATGTATGCACTCAAGTCTTTGTCTCCAGAGAATGTTGTTGTATATCTTGTTGTGTCAGAACCAGTATTCATTCTTCTTTGAGTACCATCAGGGTAGATGATAACAACTTGCTCAGAACTGCCACCAACGTCACCACGAATTTGAATTCTTGTGACAGATAATTGAGCGAAATCAAAACCTACGCCATCTTCTACGTTATAGAAACGAGTAAAGTCTGAGTTTCGACGCCCACCAACTTCAAATGAATCCCAAGTACCGTTAATCTGATTTTTTACATAGTATGGTGTATAACGAGAGTTACCTGAAACTCTGTCAATTTTGTAGACAAGACCTACACGTGGAAGACCGTATACAATGTCTGGTGCGGCAAGACTTAGTACATTTGCTAAAGTATCATAATCTGTACATAGTTGAAATGTATTTTCATCTACTACTTTAACATAAGCAACAGTACCATCATCAAGACCCATGCTTGATTGACCTTTAAACGGAGTGTTAAAGAGAATAGCATAGTTATCTTGCAACAAGTGATTTGTCCATGTAATAGTATTTCCAACAGTATCTACATCGCCTGTTGTTAAGTATTTTACATGTGTTGGTTCCCAATCATATGCGACCAACCTTTTTGTGCGATAATCGGCACGACCTGTATCTTCAACCGATGAAACCGTCTGAGTGATGTTAAAGAATGACTGAGTATCAACATACGGACGTCCGTCAGGTGCCACAGTGAGTGTTGGGTCAGTAATCTCAAGTCTCTTAGGACCAACTGAGTTTCTTAGATATACTTTAGTGCCTGGTGAAAAACCATGTGTCTCTTTTGTAGTAACAGTAAGAGTAGAGTTTTGCGCGGCATCAGTAATAGTACCTGCAACTTCATCAAGGTTCAATGGAGACCCTTCGAAGAACTTAGCGGCAATAATTGTAGTATATGAACCAGAAATATCGCCATCAGATGTGGCAGGAACGTCTAGTTCGAAGAAGAAAGTCAGCGCATCAGGAACACCAGAAATCGCAAAGTAACCTTCTGCTTGATAGTCAGTAAGACCTTGGACAGAAACTGGGTTACCAATTGCTAAATTGTGTGGCGTATTAGTTTTAACACGAACTTGCTTAGAACCTCTAATGGCTACAACTTCTTGAATACCTTCAACAGGAGTATCACCAGAAGTTGAGTAAACAGTCGGGATATTGTTTACCATCTGGAGAGTTTCCCATTTTGTTGATTGAAGACCATATTCAAAGTCAGTATCAATCAAGTTTGCTGGGTTAGATACACGAAGTTTACCAACAGCATCAAGTAAGGATTCTGCAGGTTCGAATGACTGAGATTCTTTTTCTACAAAAATTTGAAGTATGTCTGCATTCTGGATATCATCATCTGCGATAATATCATAGTTTAACGTCAAAAAGGTTTTATCGAAACCTGCGTCATAGTTATAAACTGCCCCTAATGCGGGGTTGTTAAACTGGAAAATTGTTTTGTTTGCAGTTACGTCTGTAATTAACAAGATGGAGTTAAAGGAGTAGTTACCTTCAAGTTCGATGTAACCCTCTTCTTTATTAATCACATACTTGTCATTGTGTAATAGTTGCTTTGCCATTTTTTATCTTCTCCCGACTTTATTATAGTGCTGTAGCAAGGGCTACAATTAAATCATCAATTTTCTGGTCTTTGACACGCAATTCACCTCGAATATTAATGTCATCAGCCAACTTACTACTCTGAACTGCACCATCAGCAAGTCTCACAGTTGTGATAGCACCATCAGCGTTTAATGTGTTTACTACGTTAATTACATCATTGGTTCTTGTGTACCATTGTGTAATTGAATTTTGATTGGTGATAAGAGCAATCGCCATAATTCGTTCTCCTAAAAATTATTTATTATCTACTTTATTTATAAGGACAGATAACAAGCGTTTGACATCATTCAGGTCATTTTCAATTTTATCAACTTTTTGTTGATACTCTTGCTCTTGTTGTCTTTTCTTTTTCTTTTCTTCATGTTTTGTAAGTGCTTCTTCATCGTATATGAATAATGCATTTGTATGAGAATCCCTTAGATAGTTAGGTCTTTCCTTAACACGAAAAAGTTCTTCATCGCCTGTTGGCTGAATTTTCTTAACTGAAGTGTTACTCATTATTAAATCTTACCTGCGATGCTCTTCATGTCTCTAACCCTAGGAACATTAACTCTGTTTTCTGCAAAGAGGCAAATCTTAATCGCAAAGGTTAAGAATTCTTTATATTCAATACCATCTGGACTAGTATAACTTACCTCTTCATTATTTAGTGGCTTGAAATTAAGAATAATCTCATCATCTCTTGTTTCAGAGAATTCTTCAATTTCACCTTGAAGTTCCATACGAGTATAATTCAAATCATCAAATTCAGATGGGTCAGATTGTGACAGAATTTTATAGTACACTTCAATGCGAGAACCACGTGGTTTGATTGCAGTTAGTGTTACAGCCAAGTTATCTGAGTACAATCTCTCATCAGGTAGAGTTACACGGCGAGTGATATATCTTGCGATAGAGTTACCACCAGCATTGCTTGTCTCACCAGAAATTAATAGTTGAGGTGCGACTTCACCTGCTTCAGCAGAAACAGTCACACTTGGTGTTTCAACATAACCTTGACCGCCACTGATTACATTAAATCCGTACAAGTCGCCACTATCATAGCCCTCAACAGTACCATCAGAAACAAGTGCCTCAATATTTACACCAGAACCTGTACCAGTAACAGTAATTTGACCGTTATCAGTTGATGGTGGATTTAATGGGTCATATCCTGTACCTTTAGTCTGCAAAATAATATCGTCACCTTCAATGTCACCGTTATTAATCTGTTGGTCGATGAACAATACTGAACATGGGTCAACATCAAGTACAGGCGAAACTGTACTGTCCGTACTTCTTAATTCATATCTAAGATAGAATGTTCCTGCTTCTGGACCAACAATGTTTTCTGTTGTTGTGTATGTAGTCTCACCTGGTTCGAATGGGATATATGTATTACTAATTGCGCTGTCTGCTTCATCATCTAATTCGGCAGCGGATTGAGTTGTAGGTAAATATGATGCACCTACTGATACTGCATCCATATCATCAATAACATTAATTTGTGACATAAATGCTTGATACGGTTCCTGTTCTTCTAGTTCATACTGACCTAGAATTGCTTCACCTACTTGAGAAATATCAAATTCAGCACGATATAACTTGAACATTAAATCTTCAAGTTGTTCTGCGGTCCAAGTAGAAGCGTTTTGTGACTTAAACAATGAACCAGCGTAAGGCTGTTCTGAAATTCTGTTAGAAGAACCTAGAATTTCTTTACCCATCTCAGAAACATATACTTCATAGTTTGCTGAGTTAGTTAGTACGACAAGTGCATACTCACCAGGTACAAGATATACTGGGCTTTCGAATGTTACTCTTGTTGGCGTTGCAAGTACAGTTTCGTTATCAAATCTATTGCTTGGAATATTAACCTGACTAGGTGGAATTTCAACATCAGCAAACGGGATGATAGCAGAACTATCTGGGTAACCATTCTGTGTAGGTCTAATTTGCACTTGAACAGGCAGAGAAGCATCTTTGCTTCTAAAGAACAAATCAAGCGAAGTGATAAACATACCGTTTGGATATACGGTACCATCAACCAAGAATGTTTGTGCTACTGGGTCAACCCAACGTACAAAGTTTCTACGAGAAACAACATTTCGACTTGTACTTCTGTTCACAACAGAACGAACTGTTCTTGTTTGTGTAACAGTTTCACGAATAAGACCAATTGCTCTTGTAGATACAGTTGTATTTTGCATTGTCTTTTTCTGACCTGAGGCAAAATAACTCGCATCCGCAGACGTTGTGGAATCCGCAACATCTGATTTCAATGGGTTATCGTGTAACAAGAATTTACGTTCACCTGTTCTAAAGCGTAGTCCATTCTCACCTTCATTAGGAATTCTAAATAGACCTGTACAAACACCTGCGGAATCAGATACAAGAGTATCCCCAAATTTAGTTTCAGTCTTACCTGAAATACGAGCAGTTGGTGGTACACGGGTTAGAGTGGCACCAGTCTCTGGGTCTGTGAATGTTGTTTCTGTACCTCTAATCTCAAGCACACGAGAATTATCATTGATAATCTGGTCAATTTCGGCTTGTGTACCTGGATTTGTTTCTGTGATAATATCATCAACAGTTCTCTCTACTTCATAAGTCGCTTCAAATTCAAGTTGCGCTTGCCACCACAAATTATTTGTGTTGCGTCTCATAGTACCTGGAGAATAGTTTACCTGTCGTGTCGGGTCGAACCATACTTTAACATATTGGTTACCGCCACTACTGTAAATACCACCAGTGATATTTCTTTCTGTGAAGTTAGTATCTTCACGCAAAGTACCATCTGCACGAACACCAGAGAAGCGTCCTGCTAAGAAACGAGTTGTAGACCATCTCCACCAGCGTCTCCATCTCCATAGACGACCTCTCCATGTTCTTGGATTAATTGGGAAACGAATTACAATATACTCTGAAGATGCATTCAAGTCACCACGAACACGAACACCTGTTACTTTTAGAGTTTTAGCAACAATCTGACGCCCATTAACATCTTTTCCAAGAATATCAGAAATGTTAAACGTCTGAATAATTCTTCTGTTATGTCTACGACCAACTAATGGCGACCATTTACCAGAAGCCGTTTGAGTTGTTCTGAGTGTTCTCTTAACAATACGGGTACTGAACCCTGTTTCACTAGTTAGGTCTGCAAGAAGAATTTTACCACTTGAACCATCGTTACCAGATACAATAAAACCATGACCCAAAATTTCAGACGGGTTCGCTGTATCGTATACATTAACACGTTCTTTTGGTAAGAATACTTTTTCATCTTCTCTTGCGCCTGCACTAAATGTAAGACCAGCCCCTACAAGGTTAATACCGTTTGCAGGACGAACATGTGCATCTACATTTACATCATCAAAATATGCATGTAGTTCAGTATTTGGTCTCATACCTTTTGCAACAAAAAGTACATCTTTTGAACGAATCCAAGGTACAATAGAAAGATTTACAACTCTATTACCTAAACTACGAGTTACAGTTGTCAAACCAACTCTAGTACGAACACCAGTTCTCACTTGGCGTCTTGTTAGTGTTGTTGTACTTCTTCTTACTCTTGTTCTTGTCGTAGTAAAATCTCTACGGCGACCTCTAGCACTAGTTAATCGTGTGGATGTTTCAATTCTACTAGATGTTCTTGTTGAACGTCCAGACCAAGTTGTTTCCCAAGAATTCCACTGTGTTCCTACACCAACAAGTCTACGTTGATTTTGGTTTCTCCAACGGCGAATAGCGGCATTGGAAAGAATTCTATCTGCACGCCAGTTATCAAACTCGCCTGCGAGATTTACTTTAAGTGTAGGTCTTTGTTCAATCTCAACCCAGTCATCTCTCTGAGGTGACAATTCAATTGTACCTAAGAAGTTTGTAACGTTATATGGGTTGACGTTAATTGCTTTAGAAGCAAGAGGTTGAGATACAATAATCTCATTTGTATATGGTAAAGTAATAAGTTCGCCAGTACGTCTAATGTTATTAGATGTTTCTTCATCAAGTTCCATTTCACCTTGAACTTCAACAAATGCAGGACGTAATTCACCTGCTTCTGGGTCAATCGAAATATCATAGTCAGCATTAGAAACATCACCAATTTGGTGACCTACAAAACCGTCAACAAGAATACCTGTTTTGAGTGATAGAGAACCATCTGGACCCGTAATCACTAAGTCCTCTGCTTCTTTTTCAAGTGCATTAATATTTGTGATATATTCAAGGTCAGAGATACGTTGCTCAAGTCCAGAAATATCCTCCATTGTATAGTTTGAAACTGGTCTATACAAGAACTGAATGTCTTCTGGTTGGAATGTGTACGCTGGTATCTCAATGTCGTATATTAGTAGGGCATCATCAGGAATTCTTGGTTCTACTGGGTCTAAATCAGAAACACCCTCAACTACTTCTAGTTGCTGTGAAGATGTAATGATAAGTCTATCTTTTCTACTTAGATAGAAAGAGAAGTCTACGTCAACAGTACCTGTTGGTAATGGTAGTGTTGCGCCCTCAAGTTCATCAAATGTTGTTACAGATGCTTGGTCTGCGGTTACAACATCACTTGTAATTGAAGCATCTCTTCTACGAGGTCTAAAATCTAGTACATCTCTCAACTCATATGTAACACCAGTTGTAGGTGACGCAAACTGCGGAATATCTTCATATGCAATATCACTATATGAGTTGACACTGAATAGACCTGTATTACCTACAGTCAAGTGTTGAAAATATCTAAATCTTACTGTAAGTTGACCTACTGGTCCGTCTTCACCAATCTCAAGTTTAATACTACCATAATCATAGTAGTTATCTTTTTGTCCACTAGATAAAGAATATTTACTTGCTTGGTTTTGATACGCAATTTCTCCATCACCGTCAAGCAAATTACCTTC